ATGAACCCGAACTACCTCTTCCTCGCCCTCATCCCCTTCCAGGCCACCGGCATGTTCGCAGGGTGGCTTGGGTATGAGTGGCCCGTGGCCGTCACGGTCGGCGTCATCACCAGCCTGATCGTCGTGGGGGCCGTGCGTCTCATCTGGGACCCCAACCTCTAGCCGACACCCACCACCAATAATTACTCACCACTGTATAACGGGGGCCTCCCAGTAGGGGGGCCTCTTTTCGTATGCGAAGGAGGCACTGAATGCTCGACACCAACAAGGAGCTACTTGAGAGACAGGAGGAGATCGAACTGGACATGGTGAACCTGGGGGCGGAACGCTACCGCTCCCACTACGACCGCTCCAAGTCCAAGGACAAGTGGGATGAGACCTATCCCGGCATCACCCTGACCAAGATGGCGGTCGAGCCCCTAGCCGACGCAATCAGGGGATGGAAGAACGAGGCCCTCGCCGCTGGTCGAGGCCGCAGGTCCCGCGCTGCCAAGCGTATCGAGTTCATGGACCCCCGAGGCGTGGCCTACGTCGCCACCAAGATCATCCTGTCGAGGCTCTACAGGTCCGACACGATCAACAACGCAGCCATCCGAGTGGGACAGGCCGTGATGGACGAGGCCCGGTTCCAGCACTTCGCTGCCGAGAAGCCCTACCTGTTCGACAAGGTGGACGAGACCGCCAAGAAGAACGCCGCCGACTGGAAGCGCCGCCGCAAGGTACTGGTCTACTCCATGAACAAGTTCGAGGTGGAGGGCTTCGACCACTGGACCAAGAACGAGACGATGATCGTTGGCCTCAAGCTGATCGAACTGTTCACCGACGTGACCGGCTTCGTGAAGATCGCCAAGCGCCCCGCCAAGGGACGCAAGGGGCAGGAGCTTGCCATCACCCCGACCGAGGAACTGATGGAGTGGATCGAGGGCAGGAACGAGATCGGTGAGGCCCTACGCCCCACCACGTTGCCCTGCGTGGTCCCTCCGAAGCCTTGGGACCGGATGCACCAGCACGTCTACCACACCGACGTGATGCCCTCCCAGGCCCTCGTCCAGCCCCGCCATGACAACCGTGCGTCCTTCAAGGATGACCCCGGCACGATGGGCGACGTGTTCGATGCCGTCAGCGCCATTCAGGAGACGCCCTGGGCCGTCAACAAGGATGTCCTCCGCGTAATGGACTTCATGTGGACCCGTGGTCTCCCGATGCCCGGTCTGCCCCAGCGGGAGAACCTGCCGGTCCCCCGGTATCCCGAGGGAGGCACCGAGGAACAGGTCGCCAACTGGAAGAGGGCAGCGCGTGAGGTCCATGACACCAACGCAAAGTCCATCGGTCGGCGCATCAACATCGCCATGACCCTCAACACCGCTCGCCGGTTCGAGAACGACGCGGAACTCTACTTCCCCCACTACCTGGACTTCCGGGGCCGCGTGTATCCCTCGACCGGCAACCTCAATCCGCAGGGCTCCGACTTCTCACGGTCGTTGCTCACCTTCGCGCACGGCAAACCCCTGGGAGACTACGATGCAGTCCGTTGGCTGGCCATTCACGGCGCTAATACATATGGCGAGGATAAGGTATCCTTGGACGACCGGATGCAGTGGGTCTACGAGCACGAGGAGGAAATCCTCTGGTGCGCCGAGGACCCCATCAAGTTCGACTGGTGGCACCAAGCCGACAAGCCGTTCTCCTTCCTCGCCTTCTGCTTCGAGTGGGCGGGATATAAGCGTGAGGGACTGGCTTTTCGGTCCTCGCTACCTATTGCCCTCGACGGCACCTGCAACGGCCTTCAACACTACAGCGCCATGCTGCGTGATCCCGTGGGAGGGGCGGCTGTCAACCTCCGACCTTCCGATACCCCTGCCGACATCTACCAGACCGTGGCCGACTGGGTGACGGACGCGCTCCAGCGTGAGGCGAGGGAAGGGGGAGAGGACCCCAAGCACCAGCTTATGGCTGGCACCTTCCTCCAGCTTGGGATCGACCGGAAGGTCACCAAGCGCCCCGTCATGGTCCTGCCCTATGGCGGCACCTTCTCGTCCTGCCGTGAGTATGTCGAGGAGGCAGTGCGGGAGAAGATGGGCAGTGATGATCCGTTCGGTGACGACTACCGGGGCGCGATGATCTACCTGTCCAAGAAGGTCTGGGAAGGCATGGGCGTCAAGATCGAGGCCGCGCGCCTCGCCATGTCGTGGCTCCAGAAGGTGGCCCGCGTGATGGCCAAGCACGACCTGACCGTCGAGTGGACCACCCCCAGCGGCTTCCGCGCGAAGCAGCACTATGTGGACATGGAGCCGCGCCGGGTCAGGACGCAACTGTTCGGCTCGGTCACGACGCTCTCCTACCAGGAGCAGACGGACACCCTCAAGGAGAGCAAGCAAGCTCTGGCGATTGCCCCGAACTTCGTCCACTCGCTCGACGCCTCCGCAATGGTCCTCACGATCCTCAAGGGACTGGGCGACAACATCACCGACTTCGCCATGATCCACGACAGCTACGGGACCCTGGCCGCAGACACCCAGCGGTTCTCGGTCCTGATCCGCGAGGCGTTTGTCGAGATGTACGAGCGTCACGACGTGCTGGAGGACTTCCGCAATGACGTGCTCGCCATGCTGCCCGAGGAGGCTCACGGGGATGTCCCGCCGACGCCCGCCAAGGGCTCGCTCGACATCCGAGAGGTCCTGCGTTCGGACTTCTTTTTCTCGTGATCGTTACACTGGCGTAGCATTTACTCACCACTTGAGGAACCAACCCATTCAACTCCAACCCAGAGGAGCAGCATGAGCCGAAACCGGCAGAGCATTCACCCGCGAGTGGTGAAGGGCCGCACCAAGCACAAGAAGGTCAGCACCGCACGAGGTCCCGACCCGAACGTCACGGCGCGCAAGATCAAGGCGGTCGAAGGGCACCTGGAGCGACACCCGTACAGCAAGCCCGCCGCCGCCCACCTCCACAAACTCATCAACCGATAAGGAGAACACCTTGGAAATCACGATCCGCCGAGGCTCGTCCTACTGGGACATGACGATCCAGGAGGACGAAGGCACAACGACCTTCGACTTCGTGGAGATGAACCGAAGCCAGCGCCAGACGGTACGCCGCATGGTGATCGAGGCGCTCCGCCAGAAGGGCTACTTCCAACGCCGCCGAGGCAAGCCCCTCCCAGGTAACCGCCGCCGCGCCCGCCGCGCTTCTCATTGACCAAATACCTACACTGGAGGAACGAATGAACGAACGACTTATCAACGTCTACGACCACCAGAACCCCGACCGGCTCCTCGGCCACTTCTCCGAGCGGGACATCCCCGAGAGCCCCGAGTTTGCACGCATCCTGGAGTTCGCCGTGATGCCTCGGATGGAGGCGTTCCCATACGGCCTCTATGGTGAGGTGCCCTACACGCTCACCTTCGAGAAGGCGACCTTCTTCAAGGGCTGGGAGCAGACCGACTGGCTCACCAAGCGCCTCTGTCTGACCACCCACACCGAACTCGAACTGCTCGTCCAGCTTCCTAACTTCCGCCTTCCCGGCGAGGACGCTGTGGACGCCAAGCGCCGCCGCTTCACGAGGGGCTTCTAGGCATGGATGCCTCCACTGTCGTAATGGTTGCGGCCCCGGTCGCAGCCCTCATCCTTATTACCTACGCACTCTCAAGGGAGCCATTCGATGTCCTCGATTAATCGAGACAAGATCAACAACATTGACCCCAAGGTCGCCGCCCGTGGAGCCTTCACGCTCCTCGACAGGGCGCAGGACCTACAGCCCGCAAGCCAGCTTGTCGGGACCGCCGCACTCTTCCTGATGCTGTGCAAGCACCACCGCATCGAGGCACAAGATGTCATGGCCGTGACGAAGAACCTCATGGCCTCCGAAGGGGAACGGCACTCCGAGTTCCGCGCCATCCAGGACTACATGATCCATGAGGTGGCGCGATGAAGTTCGCCAAGCAGGACCTACTGGACCTGATCTACGGAGAGGCCCCCGAGGGTTTCGCCGTGGCCCGTCCAGAGCGAGTGGCTGATACCACCCGCTGGTCCGTCCACAAGGACCTCGTGTTCCAGCACGGTGACCGCTTCTTCCTCCTGTCATGGTCCGAAGGGGCCACCGAGTACCAGGACGAGCGCCCCCTCGAATTTGAGACCGACGAGATCGAGCTTCCCGAGGTCGAGGCCCGCGAGGTCACCACCATCCAATACGTTCCGAAAGGAGACACCTCACCATGAGCAAGCTCCAAGCGCACATCCACGACCACTGTGGCCAAGAGTTCCTCTTCTACGTCGAGCCCAACGGCGACGACAGCATCATCCACATGATCGGCAACGCATCGTTCGGCCAAGTGGACATCAAGCTGTCCGGCCCCGACGCCACGATGGAGGACGCCTGGAGGGAACTGGAGCGAGATCGCTTCTACCGGGCTGGTGCTCACCTCTACGACACCATCCAGCAGTTAGAGGAGGTCGCCAAGGAATGAGGGGCGAGAACGGAACCCTAATGGCCCTCGCCGCCGCCGAGGAGGCCGGTCGGCATCTAGGAGCCGAGACCATCCACAAAGCGATGCTCGACGGGCTGGACAGCCACCTACGGTCGGCCCTCCGCGCCCGCTTCGAGGAGGCCGCAGAGCCCATCATCGAGCAAGCCATCCAAGACACCATGAAGACCTTTGAGACCACGATCCGCTCCTTCGCGGACACACAGCACATGAAGCAAGTGGTCGAGGTCATCCTACGAGACAGCAGGAGTACCGAATGAGCCAGACTTTCGCACGCCGCCAGCGCCGCTATGCCCTCAAGCAGGAGCGCCGCCGTGGCTACCGCCTGGACGCCTACAACGAGACCCTCGCGGCCTCGAACCGGCACCTCCACCCGACACGGGGCTTCCGCAAGATCAACCCCAAGCGCAACACCGCCCAGACCATTGCCGACATGACGCGGCAGGGCATGGGCACCGACACCGCAACCATGAAGGAGGTCCTTACGCGATGACCCCTACACTCAAGGAGCAATCACCCCGCCCCGAGGAGCCACTTCGCTTCTCGGTCGAACAGGCCCCGAACGGTGGCTTCATTGTCTACGGCGAGCCCAGCTTCCAGTCCAACCAGAGGCCCATCCTGGCCTCGGTCGGATCGGCAGAGGACCTCATCAAGTACCTCCGCAAGGAGTTGGCGGTCAGCCCGACCCACGTCGAGGAGTATCTGGAGTTCGTCCACGGTATGGATGCCGCTCGGATATGATCGAACGCTGCCCCGAGACGGGCATCATGATCTCGGTTGTGACGCCCGAGTACGCCCTGGCCTTCCAAACGCTGGACCTGGGCTACCCGCTCCCCGTGGACCTGGAGATGGTTCTCATCGACCAGGGCTACAACGTCGAGCACCTCTACGACATCTTCGAGATGTGACCAAACACCTACACAGGAGAAACGATTGACCAAGAAGAAGAAGGACGATGACATGCTCGTCCTTTTCACACCCATCTGCCGCTCGAAGTGGAACCACCTCAACGAGCCCGACGAATACAAGGGCCAGAAGAACTTCAAGACGGAACTCGTCATGGACGATGACCAGCTTGACGAGTTCGGACGGGAGAAGATCGAGGAGGCAATCGACGCCTTCTACGAGGAGACCAAGGCCGACCTCGAAGAGAGCCTCAAGGGGCGCAAGCTCAAGAAGGCTCTGGACGAACTCGACAAGGCTTACCCTTGGACCGAGGAAGAGGACGAGGACGGCGAAGAGACCGGCGACTACATCGTCCGTTTCAAGAGCGGCCCAAACAAGAAGGGCAAGCGCCGCTTCCCCATCGTTGATGCCCAGGGCGAGAAGACAGACGTGCTGGTCTTTGGCGGCTCCAAGCTGCGCGTGAAGACCTACGTCAAGCCCTACTACATGGGCTCCACCGGCAAGGTTGGCGTGACGCTCTACATCCAGGGCGTCCAGGTGGTCGAACTGGCTGGCGGCGACGGTGCCGATCAGGACCCAGGCTTCGGTGCCGTTGAGGGTGGCTGGACCGACGACGGTTCGCACTCCGACGACATGGATGACAACGACGACGCCGACGATGAGGACGATGAGGGTCACGACGACTTCTGATCGTGGCCTCAAGTAAGTCCGTAGGGCTGAAATACGGGTTCCGCAGCGGCCTCGAAAAGAGTGTCGCTGGGGACCTGTCGGCCCAGAGCATCCCCTTCACGTTCGAGGAGCACAAGCTCTCCTACGAACAACCCGCCAAGGTCAGGAGCTACACTCCCGACTTCATTTTGCCCAATGGGATCATTGTCGAGACCAAGGGGCGCTTCGTCACGGCTGACCGCCAGAAGCACCTCATGATTGCGAGCCAGTACCCGCTCCTCGACATCCGTTTCGTCTTCTCCAATCCGCGCAATCGGATCAGCAAGCAGAGCAAGACGACCTACGCGAAGTGGTGTGAGAAAAACCAGTTCGAGTACGCAGCAAAGACGATCCCAACGGCATGGCTCCAGGAGGAGCTACACCCAGACGTGGTGAACGCCACGATGGACCTCCTGGACTGGAACCCACCCACCCCGAAGACCAAGCCAAAGAGGAAAAAGCGCAATGGCAAAGACTGACATCATCCCCGGCAACCGCGTCCGCATCATTGAGGACAAGCTCGCCGCATCCCTCGGCCCCAACGCCGAGAACCTTGTTGGCAAGCAGGGGATTGTCGATAGCGTGGACAGCGGAGACCCGTATCCGGTCCTCGTGGTCCTGGACGGCGATGACATACCGCTGCCTTTCGAGACCAAGGAAGTGGAGGTCATCCCGACGAACCCCACGGCACCCATGACGCGGGACATCCTGGCCCACCTCCAGTCGGTCGGCACGATCTCCGGTCGCGAGGCCAACGATCTCTACAAGTGCCGTGCCCTTCCGCGCCGCATCCGCGACCTCAAGGAGAACGGCTGGCCCATCGCCTCGCAGTTCAAGAAGGACGCCACCGGCCAGCGTTACGTCCGCTACCAGCTTGCCGCTTGATCCCAACCGTTACACTCAAGGAGACACCATTCATGTTTGACAACAATTCCGTCGAGAAAATCACCAAGGGCCTCAAGAAGATGGCCACCAAGCTCCGCGCGCATTCCGACGCCCAGAGCTACCGCGCCGACGCCCTGGCCGAGGAGGCCAACGCCCTCACCAAGGAAAGCGGTAACGCTATCGAAGAGGCGGCGCGCGCCGACCGCGTTGCGCGCAAGATCGAGGACCTCCTCGAAGCCTAATGCACACCCCCGAAGACGACAGTGAGTTCGTCGGGAAAGAACCATGTCCAGGGTGCGGGTCTAGGGACAACCTAGCCCGCTACTCGGACGGCCACGCCTACTGCTTCGGCATGGGCTGCGAGTATTACGAGAAGGGAGACGGCGAGACAATCGAACAGACTACCCAGGACGCCAAGTCCCAGAAAAAGAGCGACAAGCTCATCCCTATAGGGGAGACCTCGGGCTGGCGCAGCCGGAAGATCACCGAGGAGACCGCCAAGAAGTGGGGCTTCACCCGCTCCGAGTTCAAAGGCGAGACAGTCCGCGTCTTCAACTACCGCGACCCCGACACCAAACAGATCATCGCCCAGAAGATCAGGCCGCGTTCCAAGAGGGACATGCGGTTTGTCGGCCCCGGCAAGCGTTCCAAGCCGCTCTTTGGCCAGCACCTATGGCGCGACAGCGGCAAGAAGCTGGTCGTGGTGACAGGCGAGATGGACGCCATGTCTGTATCCCAGGCGCAAGGGCACAAGTGGCCCGTGGTCTCGGTCCCGAACGGCGACGATGGCGCGAAGAAAGCCTTGATGGCCCATATCGACTGGCTCGAACGGTTCGAGGAAGTGATCCTCATGTTCGACATGGACGACAGCGGCCAAGCGGCGGTCCAGGACTGCCTCTCTCTGCCCCTCACACCGGGCAAGCTCAAGGTGGCCTCTCTTCCCGAGAAGGACCCCAACGAGATGCTCATGGCGGGGAACTCCAAGGGCATCATCGACGCCATCTGGGGAGCCAAGGAGCAGCGCCCAGACGGTCTCGTGTCCATTGACGACATCATGTCCGAGGTCACCAAGCCGGTCGAGTGGGGCATACCCTGGTTCCTCCAGACGCTCACCAACCTGACCTACGGTCGGCGCTGGGGAGAGGTCTACGCCATCGGCGCGGGCACGGGGATCGGCAAGACCGACCTTATGACGCAGCAGATGATGTTCGACATAGAACAGGGCCACCACGTTGGCGCGATCTACCTGGAGCAGAAGCCCGTCGAGACCGCCAAGCGTGTCGCCGGGAAGATGGCCGGTAAGATGTTCCACGTTCCCAACCCGAAGGAGGGCGACCCCCTCTGGACGAAGGAGGAGCTTCTCGACGCCTGTGAGGGGCTCAAGGGAAAGGTCACCTTCTACGACAACTTCGGTCAGACCGACTGGGAGATCGTGAAGGGGCATATCCGCTTCATGGCCGCAACCCAGGGCATCCGCATCTTCTACCTCGACCACCTCACCGCGATGGCCGACACGGCCAACGAGCGGGAGAGCATTGAGCAGATCATGAAGGAGATGGCGGGGTTAGCCCAGGAACTCGACATCATCATCCACTTCGTCAGCCACCTCACGACACCCGAGGGCAAGCCCCACGAGGAAGGAGGCCGCGTAATGATCCGGCACTTCAAGGGCTCCCGGTCCATCGGCTTCTGGTCGTTCTTCATGTTCGGCCTGGAGCGTGACCAACACGCCGAGGATGAGGAGGAGAGCAAGACGACAACCTTCCGCGTCCTCAAGGACCGCTACACCGGCCAAGCCACTGGCGAGGTCATCTACATGGGCTTCGATCCCGCCACCGGGCGGCTCTTTGAGAAGCCCGACTACGACCCCAACCAGAAGGAGAACGATCATGGCTTCGATCCTATTGACGATGACGCCGATGAAATCCCGTTTTGATGCTGTCTGGCCCATCGCTGGCTTTCTAGCAGCAGCCGGGATGGTCGCAGCTATCGCAGCGGGGACGATGCCCGAGAGCAATGCAAACCCCGCGCCACCGCCCGACCGCGTAATCATCAAGGACAACGGCGGCGGTCTCGTACAGGAGTTCATCCAGACCCGCGAGAAGTGGCGACAGGCTGGGACCAAGGTGGAGTTCCACGGTTCCTGCATGTCCGCTTGCACCCTGTTCCTCGACCTGGACCGCGTATGTGCCCGAGAGGGCGCAGAGTTCTGGTTCCATGCGCCGTTCCGCGAGCCAATGGACGGCGTTGTCGAATACCGCGACAGCGGCACCAACGCACTTCTCTCCGAGTACCCCGTCCACATTCGCAGCATGATCCGCTCCAACGGCGGGCTGACGGACAAGTGGCTGGTGCTCAAGGGAGACCTTGTGACGGAGTACGTCCCTGAATGCCAGTAATCCACCCCGACGAGGGCTATCTAAACGTCTCCACTGACGGAGGCAATCTGATCCTCAAAACGAAACTCGCGACGATCACCCTGGACGCCTCACGGTGGAAGGAGGTGGTCCTCGCTATCTATGAGGTCTGCCAATCAAGACACTCATCTTCGACATCGAAACGGACGGCCTCCTCGACCAACTGACGGTCGTCCACTCGCTTGTCATCAAGGACCCCGACACAGGGGAGGTGGGTAGCTACCACGACGACGACGAAGACGACGGGCTCATCATGCCCATCCATGCCGGGACCAAGAACGGTATCGAAGCTGGCGTCAAAAAGCTCCAAGAGGCCGACCTCATCATCGGCCACAACATCATCCGGTTCGACATCCCGGCGCTCCAGAAGGTCTACCCCTGGTTCAAACCGAAGGCCCACGTCCGCGACACCCTCACCATGTCCAACCTCGCCTACTCCGATATGTGGGCGACGGACAACAAGGTCGAGGCGAAGAAGCGGAAGAAGGGCGTCGAGTGGATACCGAAGCAGTTCTACGGTCGCCACAGCCTGGAAGCCTGGGGCTACCGCCTGGGGCTCTGGAAGGGCGACTATGGGAACGCCAAGAAGGCCGAAGGAAAGCTCAAGGGCCTCAAGGGCGACGAGCTTGTCCAGTACGTCTGGGGCACCTGGAGCCAGGAGATGCAGGACTACTGCGTCACCGACGTGGAGGTCACCGAGGCCACCTGGAGAAAGCTCTGTTCCGAGTTCGAGAAGTGGGGGCTCGACCCCCTGGACTTCCACCCCAAGCCGGGGATGGACGCCATTCAGATGGAGCACGACGTTGCCGAGATCATCTGGAGGCAGGAGCAACACGGCTTCCTGATCGACCAGGAGAAGGCCGGTTCACTGGTTGCCCACCTTGTAGGCCGCAGGGCCGAGATCGAGGAGGAGCTACAGGAGGTGTTCCCCCCGTGGTTCCGTAAGAAGGGCCGCGAGCGTCCAAAGAAGTCCCGCTCCGTCAAGATGACGGACTTCCCCGACATCACCGTGCGGCGCTTCTCCGAGAAGACCGGCAAGGAACTCAAGCCCTACGTCGGCCCACCTAAGTGCCACTACACGGGCGGCGAGGAGATCATCGGTACGGTCAAGGACGCGGACGGCAACCCCACCCGCATCACCCACGGCCAATACACCAAGGTCAAGCTGGCCCCCTTCAACCCCGGCAGCAGGGACGAGGTGGCCGACCGGCTCACCACCTACCGCAACTGGAAGCCCGTTGAGCTTACCGATGGGGGCGCACCCAAGGTCTCGGAAGAGGTCCTGGAGAAGCTCCCCTGGCCGGAAGCCAAGCTGGTGGCGGAATACTACACCGTCCAGAAGCGCCTCGGCCAAGTCTCCGAGGGCAACAAGGCGTGGCTCAAGAACATGCGCTCCGATGGTCGGCTCCCCGCAGGGGCCAACACCAATGGGGCCGTTACGGGCCGCATGACGCACTACGGTGTGGCGAACGTCCCCGGCATCTACGACAAGAGGACCGGCGAGAAGCTCCCCTACGGGAAGGAATGCCGCGAACTCTTCACGGCTCCCAAGGGACGCCGGATCGTCGGTTGTGATGCTGACGCCCTGGAGCTTCGCTGTCTGGCTGGCTACATGGCCCGCTGGGACAACGGTGCCTACATCGAGACGGTCCTCAACGGGGACAAGAAGCAGGGCACAGACATGCACTCCCAGAACGCTACGGCGCTGGGGATTATCCGAGATGCAGCAAAGACTTGGTTCTATGCCTTCATCTACGGCGCATGGTTCTTCACCCTCGGTGTCAACGCCGGTGCCACGGGCAGCAAGAACGCCATCATCAAGAAGGGCGAGGAGACGCAGAAGCGGTTCCTCAAGAAGCTCCCGGCGCTCGCCAAGCTGATCGACAGCGTACAGAAGCGGGGCAAGCAGAGGGGCTGGATCAAGGGACCTGACGGTCGCCGCATTCCGATCCGCAACCTCCACGCAGCACTCAACAGCCTCCTCCAGGGGGCTGGTTCGGTGTTCATGAAGCGCGCCCTGGTGATCCTGGACAAGCACCTACAGGAGCAGGGCTTTGTCCCCGGCGAACACTACGAGTTCGTAGCCAACATCCACGACGAGTTCCAGATCGAAGTTAAAGAGGAGATCGCTGACACAGTTGCCAAAGCCGCCGAGTGGTCAATCGCGGAAGCAGGACGCTTCTACGATTTCCGCTGCCCCCTTAGCGGTAGCGCGGACATTGGACTTAACTGGGCGGAAACGCACTAGCTCCCCCGGCTTCGTCTACGTCCTGACCTCCAGGGCCTACCCAGGTCTATGCAAGGTCGGCTCGTCCAAAAACCCCCTGAAAAGACTACAGGAGTTCAACATCCTAGACCCCTACAGGTCTTTCGCATTTCAAGACATCCGCTTCTTCATTCGTGGCTACCACGAGGTCGAGCGGATCATCCACGAGGTCCTGGACGACAGGCGGCTCGAAGGCGAATGGTTCGACACCAGCGCCCAGAGCGTCTCCTACGTCCTGTCTCGTATCCACCGTGTAACAACCTGGAAAGGAAACACCATATGAGCACTCGAAACGCTGTACGCACCCGCGCACTCGTGACCTTCCTCACCGCGATCCCGCTGTGGCTCGCCGGTCTCATCCTCGTCGCCGCCCGAAACACCTTCGGCTGGGCCGAGTTCTTCGTGAACCGTGCCGCCCAGTGGACGGTCCAGACGGAGGAGGGCACCCTCTTCTATCCCGACCACGCCGCCGTGAACGAGACCCTCACCGAGCGTATCCTGGACGGTGCCGACGCACTTCATGGCTAAGCGCAAGCGCACTCGGCTACTGATCGACGGTGACCACATCGTGTTCGCCGCCGCCGCAGCGGTAGAGGAGGTGATCGACTGGCCCGAGCCACATGACATCTCCACCGTCTGGGCGGATCGCGCGGCAGCGTGTGAAGCCGTCGAGAAGTACGTCGAAAGGATGGTGGAGGAGTTCGACGCCGATGAGGTTCTCTTCGCCGTGTCCAACTCTTCCACCACCTTCCGGCACGACATCTACCCCGACTACAAGGGGAACCGCCCCGCCTCTGGCCGACCGATCATCCTCCGCTGGCTCCGCAGGTGGGCCGTCGAGAACATGGACGGGAAGGCAATCGAGAACCTGGAGGCCGACGACGTGATTGGCATTTCCGCCACCCACCCGAAGTGGAAGAAGTGGCGGCAGGTCATCATCACCGAGGACAAGGACCTCCAGACGATCCCCGGCGAGGTATTCTTCCCGAAGTCCGACGAGCTTCTCAAGGTCTCTCCCGACGAGGCCGAGCTTCACTTCTACTGTCAAGCCCTGGCGGGCGACGTGGTGGACAACTTCCCCGGTTGCCCCGGCATCGGGATGCAGGGCGCGCAGGAACTCCTGGGCGGTGAGGAGCCCGTGGGAATTGAGCCCTACGAGCACACCTTCAAGAGAGGCCCGCGCAAGGGCAAGACCGAGACCCGCTGGAAGAAGACCCCGATGGACACCTACTGGGATGCCATCGTGAGCCACTACGAGCGCAACGACCTCACCGAGGAAGACGCGATCCTCCAGGCGCGGCTCGCCTACATCCTGCAATTCGAGAACTACGACTTCAAGAAAGGAGAAGTGAAACTTTGGGAGCCGACTTGAGGGACTATTCCCCCTGCAACTGCCTACTGGCACGGGGGGAATGCCCGACATCATGTGAAAACAAAGTGGAGGTGGCGAGGGACGTTACCGGCTCCAAGGCCGACCTCCTGATCCTAGACGAGATCGAACCCATCAAGTCCGATGGAGGCTCGACCGACTACTACCAGCTTCCACCCGACGCGACCGAGCTACAGGACCTGATCGAGGCGAAGAACATGAACTTCGCGGTCGGCAACATCTTCAAGGCGTGCTTCCGCCTGGGCGAGAAGGAGGGCAACGACCCCCTCTACGACATCCGCAAGATCAAGTGGTTCGCCATCCGAGAGGAGAAGAGGCTGACACGCGGATGAATTACTCACCACTTAATAGAGCCCCCGGTCTTACTCGATGACTACGCGAGTGAAGATAAAGAGCGACCGAGCACCCGAGGTTGACGACTTCATGATCGACTACCTCGAAGAGAAATTCCCCAATGCCCTGCCCAATGAGGACATGGCCAATGAGAGGGAGATGCTTCTTCGCCTTGGCTCCCGACGTGTCGTGGACCACCTCAAGTCCCTCAAGCGACGACAAGAACGCAAAGGAGAACGATAGAGTGTGCCCACCTAGCCCACCCAAAATTGAGAACAAGGCCCCCGCGCCAGCACCAGCCCCCGCATCACAGCGACCCCCTGTCTACGGAACCAATGAGCAGCCCGAGAGCCGCCGCCGTGGCCGAGGCCGTCTCCGCGTGAGGCGCAGTGCCCCTTCGGCAGCGACCGGACGGTCCAGCGCGGGCACCAACGTACCAAGGTAAACATTGAAACAAGGAACGGCTGCCAAGCGGTATTCCGCCCTCACAGGGTCACGGGACCAGTTCCTTCAACGCGCACGAGACGCCGCGAAGGTTACTATCCCGACCCTGATGCCCGAGGACGGCCATAGCGGAAGCAGCGAATTTGAAACCCCCCAACAGTCGATTGGCTCCAGGGGCGTCAGGACGATCTCATCGAAGCTCCTCCTCGCGCTCTACCCGCCGAACGCACCGTGCTTCAAGTACCAGATTGATGACTTCACCATCGACCAGCTTTCCGAGCAGCAGGGTACACGCGGTGAGTTTGACGAGGCACTCGACCGGCGCGCACGGGCCGTCAAGACGGAGATGGAAAACTCCAAGTTCCGGCCCCTTGCGTTTGAGAGCGTTAGGCAGCTTGTCGTTTCCGGCAACTACCTCCTGTACGTTCCCACCGATCCCAAGGCGATCCCACGCGGCTACCGACTGGATAGCTACGTCATTGCCAGAGACCCCACCGGCACCCTGCTAGAAGGCGTCATCAAAGAGAAGATCGCCTACACCGCACTGCCCGAGGAGGTCCAAGAGGCAATTAAGACCTCGGACAATTACGCCGGGAAGGACATCAAGGACGAAGACAAGTTCGACCTCTACACCCACTTCTTCCTCAACGAAAACGGGAAGATCGAGGAGTACCAGCAGGTTGAGGATACGGTCGTTAAGGGCTCCGAGGGCACCCACCGCCCCGAGCTTAACCCCTACGTCCCCCTCCGCTTCACTTCGCTGGAGAACGAGGACTACGGGCGCGGCCTGATCGAGGAGTTCATTGGCGACCTACTGTCGCTCGAAGGTCTCATGGAGGCCGTCCTCGAAGGGGCAGCAGCAAGCTCCCGTCTCATCTTCCTCGTCAACCCCAATGGCAGCGTGTCTGTCCAGGAGTTGGAAGAGGCCGAGAACGGCGCGTTTGTCGAAGGCCAGCCCGAAGAGGTCAGAGCCCTCCAGGTAGAGAAGCAAGCCGACCTCCAGGTTGCGCTGCAAATGATCCAGGACATCACACAGCGGCTGTCCCTGGCCTTCATGATGCACCAGTCTGTCCAGCGGAACGCCGAGCGCGTCACCGCCGAGGAGATCAGGCGTCTCACCGAGGAACTGGATGATGCCCTGGGTGGCGTCTATTCGCTCCTGGCTATCGAGTTCCAGCTACCAGTCGTGCGCCTCTACGAGAAGCGCATGGAGAGGGCCAAGCGCGTCCCCGCCCTACCGAAGGAAGCGGACGTTAAGCCCGTCATCGTCACCGGCATTGAGGCCCTTGGCCGAGCCCACTCGCTCGCGTCCCTGGACAACCTCATCGGCACGGCGGCGCAGTACCTCCCGCCCGAGCAGATCGCAGAGACGATCAACCTGCCCGAGTATTTCAAGCAGCGAGCAGCGGCGCTCAACATCGACGCCCGCCACCTCGTCATCAATCAGGAGCAGCAGGGCCAGCAAGGCCAGCAGCAGCAGATGATGCAGATGCTCCAGGAGATGCTCCCCCAGCTTATCCAGCAGGGCGGCGGCATGGCCAAGGAGGGAATGAAGCAACAGGCAGAAACAGAGAGAGCAGCACAGCAAGAAGCATGAGCGACGAACAGAGCACTCCCGTCGAGCAGACGGAAGAGACCCCTAAGGTGACGAAGCGCAAGCGGTCCACCAAGCCGAAGAAGGCTGCACCGAAGCGCGGCAAGGTCACCAGCGAGAACAAGCGCATCAAGGTCATCAGCTACTAATGGCTGACCACATCACGTTCACATCCGAAGGCACCCCGAAAGAGGGTCCCAACGACGCCGAGATGGCCAAGACCTTTGACGGCGAAGAGACCGCCTCCGACGAGCAGTCCCAGGGCGACGGACAAGAGCAGCAGGGAGACCAGCAGCAGCAGTCCGACGACACCGGCGACCGCCCCGAGTGGCTCCCCGAGAACTTCAAGAGCCCCGAAGACCTCGCCAAGTCCTATCAGGAGCAGCAGTCTGCCCTGACCAAGGCGCAGCAGGAGCTTGCCGAACTCAAGAAGAACGGCAAGGCCGACGACGCCGAGGATGGGGAGGATGGCGAGGACGCTGACGGCGACGACAAGTCCGACAAGGACGACAAGCCGAAGGCCAGCGAGATCACAGAGGAGGACCTCCAGGACTACACCAAGGAGCTTGCCGAGACCGGTGAGATTTCCGAGGAGAGCCGGGAGAAAATCCTGGAGATGTTCGACGTGCCCGAGTTCCTGGTGGACACCTACATCGAAGGTGCCAAGGCCATGAACGAGCGGCAGACCTCGACCATCCAGAACGCATTCGGCGGCGAGGAGCAGCAGACGGAAGTCCTCGAATGGGCTGGCAAGAACCTCTCCGACAAGGAGATGGAGACGGTCAACAAGCAGTTCGAGAGCGGCGACATGAACACCGTCCTGTTCGCCATCGACGCCCTCAAGGGCAAGTATGAGGCAGCGAACGGTAAGCCTCCGAGCAAGCGCCTCGGCGGCGAAGGTCAAGCCACTTCCGGCGACACCTACGGATCGTGGGACGAGGTGAGCCGCGACATGGACAACGAGAAGTACCATTCCGACCCGGCGTTCCGCGCCCAGGTCGAGAAGAAGCTCGCCAACTCCAAGAACCTTTAAGACAGCGTAAGACCCCGAGTTGAGGGAAGGGCCGGCCAGATCGGTCCCCTCCTCGGGGCCGCTCCCAAGGAGACACCATCCAGAACCCAACAACCATCACCATCCACTGTTCGGCCACGCCCGGTGGTCGTGAGCACACCGTCGCAGACATCCGCGACTGGCATGTGAACGACAACGGCTGGCGAGACATCGGCTACCACTTTGTCGGCTACCTGGACGGCACCATCGAAGAGGGCCGACCCCTCTCCCAAGAAGGCGCTGGCGTCTACGGACACAACCGCGACAACATCCATATCTGCTACGTTGGCGGCGTGGATGCTAACGACGTGAACATCGCGCAGGACACCCGCACAGAGGCCCAGGTCAGTTCCATCCGTGGGCTACTCCAGGACCTCACCGAGCGTTTCCCGAGCATCGTGCGGATCGCGGGCCATAACGAGTTCGACCCCGGCAAGGCGTGTCCCTCGTTCGACGTACCCAGCGACACCTTCGGGAACATCGACGGCTTCACCAATGGCCGAAGAACGTAGAAGCAAGCGTAGGACCTCGAAGGTCTGGCTGGCTATCAACATGGTCCTCGTCTGGATCGCCATTTACCTGTCCATCTGGACCGACCAAGCCACCACAGTTGTGGCTTCCGGGTTCGGCCTCGTGGGCACCCTGTATGGCGTCTACACCGGGATCGGCCACCTAGATTACCGAAGGGTCCTCAACAAGATCACAGGAGGAAAACGCTAGATGCTACCAGCAATTCTATTGCGGTTCCTACCCTATGGGATCGCCGTGATTGCCGCCCTCGGCGCGGTCTGGGCGATCTACGCCAAAGGGGTTTCCGACGAACGCAACGAGCGACAGGTCGAGACCCTACAAACAGAGATCGAGGTGCGGGACAGACGGATCGCCCGTGAGGCCGAGGCTAGGGCACAGGATGCCCAGCGCGCCGATGACGCCCAGGAGCGGCTCACCGCACTCAACAACCGTGTAGGAGGACTGACAAGCTATGTCGCCTCTCTGGAAGATAATCGCATGTGCCTTGACAGTGACGATACTGACGAGTTGCGCAAGCTCTGGGAGTAGGCTGGTCGAGGCCACCTATCCCGAAATCCCCTCGGACATCCGAACGTGCTTCAAAGAGGCCGTCCCGGCACCGCCCGATGGAGAACTGACGAGAGCCGACGTGATCCACCTGATCGCGGCCCTCAAGCAATCCGAGGCAGAGAAGTCGGAATGCGGTCAACGCCTGATCGCCTTCTACGACAGCCTCGCAGACTGACATGGCTGTGGTCCCTGCAATGCAAACCACGGCCCTCTTATCCCAGGATGCCTGCGTGAACACTGATCGCTGCTTTAACGGTCCTGGAGGCGCGTAGCTCAACTGGTAGAGCACCCCACCGATAATGGGGAGGTTGTAGGTTCAAGTCCTGCCGCGCCGACCAACGTGCCTATCAAAAAGCAAAACTGATAGGCAATTCCTTGTCTGGAAAAGGGAAGATCACACCCCTCCTTAGGGGGTGACCCCACCGTAAGATGACAACGTGAAATACCTGACCCTTCTACTACTGGATGCGTCCAGTGGCCGGAGGACAATCTCGTTGTTTCTGATGTCTGACTACGGAGAACAAGAAACCACAACCCAGACAACAGGATTATACACATGCCAGACTTTTTGGTTTCCCGCTCCGGTCAGATCAATGCCGAGGGCGGCGACCGCGAACTCTTCCTCAAGGTGTTCGGCGGCGAAGTAATGACGGCGTTCCGCCGCAAGACCGCGTTCGCAGAGCGCCATCGTGTGCGTCAGATCGCCCACGGTAAGTCGGCCCAGTTCCCGGCAACTGGCCGCATCGGTACTCGGAACCACACCCCCGGCACGAAGATCGACGGCCAGTCCGTCAACCACAACGAGCAGGTCATCACCATTGACGACAAGCTCATTGCGGATGTCTTCATCGCGGACGTGGACGAGGCCATGAACCACTACGACGTGCGTTCGGAATACTCGTTCCAGTGTGGTGAGGCGCTTGCGCAACACTACGACAAGAACGTCGCTCGCGTTGGCGTACAGGCCGCGCGTTCGGAGAACCCCGTTGACGATCTCCCCGGTGGCTCGACCATCGTAGCCGCCGACGTGGACAGCGACAGCGATGTCCTGGGTGAGGCACTGTTCTCGGCCCAGCAGAACTTCGATGAGAAGGACGTTCCCGAGAACGACCGCTTCGCCTTTGTGAAGCCCGCGCAGTTCTACTCGCTGGCGCAGAACAAGACGTACATCAACCGCGACTACGACGGCGCTGGTTCGATCTCCAAGGGCACCATCTACACCGTGGGTGGCCTCCCGATCATCAAGACGAACAACCTTGCTGATGAGGACGATACCTCCAACGACGACATCCATGAGAAGTACCGCGACGACTTCTCGGGCGTGACCGCACTGGTCATGAACCGACAGGCAGTTGGCACGGTCAAGCTCATGGACCTCGGTGTCGAGATGGAATACCAGATGCCTTACCAGGGCACGCTCATCGTGGCGAAGTACCTGGTCGGCCACGGCGTTCTCCGTCCCGACTGCGCGGTTGAAATCCGCCCGGACGAACTCGCTTAATCACTAGCGAGTAGGTCCACGCACGACCTCTTTAGGGGCGCTCCCGGTTAACTCTGGGGGCGTCCCTTTTTTTCATCATCATTCACCCAGGAGGAACCAATCGAGTTCAATCCAGACGCCCTCATGCCCACTACGGAGCGAGAGGCGATCAACACCATGCTGTCGGCCATCGGTGAGACGCCGGTATCCTCGCTGGAGGACGACATCAATGTCGATGCCGCTATCGCCAGGAACATCCTGCGAACCACCAGCCGACAGGTCCAGACCCGAGGGCTCAACTCGAACACCGAGAAGGGCTACCGGATCACACCAAATTCAACGGGCGAGATCGTTCTCCCCGGCAACGTGATCGAAGCAGACGAGATAAAGCCCACGACCAACACCGAGCGTGACCTCGTGGTGCGCGGCAAGCGCCTCTATGACCGGCGCGGCCACACCTACAACATCGGGGAGCCTGTCTACGTGGACATGATCCTCAACATGCCCTTCGAGCACCTCCCAGAGGCCACCCGCCACTACATCACGATCCGCGCGGCGCGCATCTTCCATGATCGCGTGATGGGCGACGAGGCCACCCATATGTTCACCAAGGATGACGAGATGGAAGCTCGCTCCGCGTTCCGCCAGTCCGAGATCAGGACCAAGGGCGCGAACCTCCTACGCAACCGCCACGCCGCAGCGATCCTTCGCCGCCGCAATGGTCGCCCCTTGAGGGTCTCCTCGGGCCGCTAAGATGGCAAGCATCAGCAGCAGCATTGCGAACCTCATCAATGGGGTCTCGCAACAGTCTCCCAGCCTCCGCCTAGCCACCCAGTGCGACGAACAGATCAACGCCTACTCGACGGTAGTTGAGGGTCTCAAGAAGAGGCCCCCGAGGATTTACGTTGGCTCGATCCAGCAGGACGTTGGCGACAGCGCATTCACCCACTTCATCAACCGGGACACCGAGGAGCGTTACTACACGGTAATCGCTGACGGTGACCTCCGCGTGTTCGATGCCAACACCGGCGACGAGCGCACGGTCAACTTCCCCGATGGTAAGGCATACCTTTCCAACAGCAACCCCCGGCATGGCTTCCGAGCCGTCACCGTGGCCGACTTCACGTTCATCACCAACAAGTCGGTCGTGACCGGGCTCGACCCCAACGAGACGGAACCGAGCCGCCCCTTTGAGGCCATCGTGCCTGTCAAGGCGGGCAACTACGGGCGCTGGTATCGCATCTTCGTCAATGACGTGGAGGTCGCGGGCTACCGCCCAGGCGACGGCGTGGGGACAGACCCCGAGACCGACGTTGACACCATCGACACCACCAACATCGCCAAGGCGCTGGCAGAGGGCGCAGACGGGGTGAACTTCCCTACCTCCCATACAGCCGAGTTCGGGAACAACCTGGAGGACAACCTCCCCAGCGGCTTCTCATGGACCCGGTACGAGGATGTCCTCTACATCACCGGCAACTCGGACTTCACCATCCGAACCGAGGACGGCTTCGCGCAGCAGTCCATGTACGCGCTCAAGGACGAGACGCAGAACTTCTCCCGGCTTCCCCCGAGCGGACCAGACGGCTTCGTCATCAAGGTCTTCGGGAGCCAGGAGAACGACATGGACCACTACTTCGTCCGGTTCAACGGCAAGGTGTGGCGCGAGTGCCCCGAACCTGGGGTGCGAACGACGCTCCTCCCATCGACCATGCCGCACACCCTCATCTCCGAGGCAGACGGCACGTTCACCTTCAAGTCCCAGGAGTGGGACACGAGGGTATCGGGCGACGAAGAGATCGTTCCCCCGCCGAGCTTCATCGGCAGGACCATCTCCGACGTGACCTTCCATAAGAACCGCCTGGGCTTCCTGTCCGACGAGACGTTCATCGCCTCCAGGGCAGGGGACTTCTTCAACTTCTGGAGGACGACGGCCCTACAAATCCTGGACGATGACCCCATCGACGTGGACACCACCCACGACAAGGTGTCGATCCTCAACTTCGCGGTTCCCTGGGCAAACGACCTGTTCCTCTTCTCGGACCAGACGCAGTTCGCCCTGGAGGCCGACAACCTCCTATCACCCAGGACGGTCTCCATCGACCCCACAACGGAGTTCGAGAGTTCCACCACGGCCAAGCCCGTGTCGTCGGGGCGCTACATCTACTTCGCCGCCGACCGTGGCGACCATTCGTCCTTCCACGAGTATTTCCTGATGGACGACATGGCTGGCACCTACGACACCAACGACATCACCGGGCACGCCCCGTCGTATGTCCCCACGGGTATCTTCAAGGTCACCACCTCCGCGTCCGAGAGCGTCCTAGCGGCGGTCTCCAGCGAGGAGCCTCGGACCATCTACATCTACGTCTACTACTGGGACGACCGGCAGAAGCTACAGTCCTCCTGGAGCAAGTGGGAGATCGAGGAGGGATCAACGATCCTCAACGTGGACATCGTGAACTCCGAGATGTTCATGCTGGTTCGCTACGAGGACGGCCAGACTGCCCTCGAACGCATTCCCATCGACCCGGCCTACACCGACCCCGAAGGCGAATACGCCACCCTCCTGGACCGCAGGGTCCACAGCGACGACCTCGGCTCTGTCAGCTATGACGAGGAGGAGGATACTTCGACCTTCACGCTTCCCTACGAGGCTGATGAGATCGAGGTGGCCTCGGCTGATGGGCGGCATGTGTTCGTTGAGGACGTGAGCGGCGACCAAGTGACGGTTCGCGGCGACCTCACCGATACCGACTTCTGGGCGGGCGTCCCCTACGAGATGCTCTACCGCTTCTCCGAGTTCTTCATTCGTGAGGAGGCTACGGGCGGCGGCATCACGATCCGCACAGGCGGGCGCATCCAGCTTCGCTACCTGACCCTGGTCTACAACGAGACGGCTCACTTCGAGGTCCATGTGACACCGAAGAACCGCAAGACGTACTCGTACCAGTTCACCGGGCGGCAGGACGGCGACAGCGCGAACGTCGAAGGCGAGATCGCCCTGTCCGATGGAGAGTTCCGCGTGCCCGTCATGAGCAACGCCAGGGGCACGGTGATCGAAGTCACCAACCGCAGCCCGTTCCCGTGCAAACTCGTATCGGGGGCGTGGACCGCCAACTACGTCAACCGCAACAGGAGCGTCTAATGGAGCTAGTCCGCAGAGCCACCCCAGAGGATGGCCGGGACATCGCTTCGCGCATCCGATCTGCCGACCGCAGGGAGGCCCTCGATTATGTCGGGGTGCCTCCCACGGTCCTCCTGCCGCTCGCGGCCAAGAAGGAGGGCACGATGGTCGGCCTGGATGCCGAGGGGGTACCCCAGGTCATGCTGGGCGTCGAGCCGGTCATCGGGACCCCGAACATGGGGATCGTATGGCTGGTCGCAACCAAGGAACTAGAGAACAACAGGAAGGCGCAGATGCGCTTCCTCCGAGCTTCCAGGGCAATCCTGGAGCGCCTCCAAGAGCAGTATCCCATCCTTGGGAACTACGTGGACGAGCGCAATGAACTCCACCTGAAATGGGTGAAGTGGCTGGGCTTCAAGATCATCAAGCGTGTCGAACGCTGGGGATGGAGGGGCAAGCCCTTCCTCCAGATCATCCGAACAAGAGAGACGATATAACGAATGTGCATTCCAGTCGCCGCGCTAAGCCTAGTAGCGGGGATCGCCCAGGGCGTGGTCGGTTACATGGGGCAGATGTCCCAGTACGAGCACCAACAGGCCCAATTCGAGGCGAACCGCGAGGCTTCACAGCGCGCAGCAGTCAATCAATACGCATCACAACAGCTTCGCATCCAGCAGGAAGGCGAGGCCGCAGCACAGACGACGCAGGACGTGGCCCTGGAGGGTCAGGCCGCTCGATCCACGGCAAGAACAGCCGCAGGGGAGGCGGGCGTTTCCGGCCTGTCTGTCAATGCGCTCCTCCAGGACCTATCCGCGCAGGAAGGCCGCTACGGCGCTTCGGTCGGCAGGAACCTGGAGATTTCACAGGACTACATGAGGGGCGAGATGGACGCCACGCAGGATCAGGCAATCGCCCGGATCAACTCTGTGCCCCAGCCGAGTAAACCCGGCTTCGGCGCGACCCTCGTCAACATCTTCTCCAGCGGCGTGAACGCCTACGCACAGCAGCAGAGGTTTAATCAATGAGCAGACGGCAAGGTAGTCGGGTCCAAGCGCCCGACCTTCGCCCCCGGCAGGACATCCAGCCAGCCCCGCTACAGTCGGACACCTTCCGGGGTGCGCCGAGGGTAGCCAACCCAGGGCAGAACTACTTCGCCCTGGCGGAGGCCCTGGGCGGCTTCTCCAAGTCCCTGTCGAACCTGTCCGCCGTACAGCAGCAGGAGGAGCAGGACACCACGGGGCTCCAGAACGAGTTCTCCAGGCTAACCAGCGCCCAGCAGCGCGACGTGGCCAGGACGGGGCGTCTCCCCGATGGCAGGGTCATCTACGACGCAGCCCCGGCGCTCATGAAAGCAGCCGGTCGGGCCGACGCCATCGACTTCGCCCGCGAGCTTCGCGACGAGATGCAGAACGACTTCAACTGGGAGAGTGGGGACATCGACGCCCACCTCACCCAGCGCCAGAACGAGTATCTGGAGCAGAGTGGGATCACCGACGAGATGGCCCAGAGGGGCTTCTTCGAGGAAATGTCCCGCGTTCGCGGCTGGGCGGAGAACCGCCAGGAAGAGTTCCACGGCGAGCGCACCGCAGAGGTGCAGGACGACGTGGCCTTCAAGAACCTCGAAGGGGATGTCTACCGTCTCCTGGAGGAGGACTACAGCCCTGATGAGTTCCCCCGGCAAGTCCGCGGTCTTTACAAGGACCTCGGCCAGGAGGGCACACTCGGCATGGGCTACGACAAGCTCGACCGCTGGGTAATGTCTCTGGCCGGTGCAATCGCAGACGAGCACCCCGAGCACGCCATCGCTCTCATCGACACTCCGAGGGAAGGGGCCGGTCCAGCATCGGACCCGCTGTCCTCCAAGATCACCCATCGTGGCGAAGCCGACCGCATCCGCGAGAGGGCCACCAAGGTGATCGGTGCGAACGAGCTGGAGCACGGCATGAACGAGGTGTTCCGCAACAACATCCGCCGAGTGGTCGAGGACGGGGACTATTCCCGCTTCGAGGACACGGTGATCGAAAGCGAGACCACGGGGGACACCCACGAGGTCACCGCCGATGAGCAGCGGGAGCACTTCCAGCGCAACATCATGCAATGGGGCCAGAGCCTCCAGGAACAGGAGCGGGTTTCCCAGCGTGTAGTGGACACCGAGACGATGCACGTCCTCATGAACATGGGGATGGACCATCCGGCCATCAAAGAGGAACTCGACGGGATCGAGACGCGCTTCGGCGTGGACGCCCTCCAGGACGAGGGCCGCATGGAAGACATCACCAACCGAGTGGACCGCTGGCGTTCGATGAAGGAGACATACCGTACCTACGTCTCCAGCCAGCTTTCCGAGGACACCAACAGCTTCCTCGGCACGGTTGACGCCCTGATCCGCACCCGAGGCATGGACACCCCGCGCGCCGTCGAGATGGCACAGCGAGCATTCGACCCCGGTGATCGCGGCATGAGGCGCAGCTTCGGTAGTCGCATGTCCTCCATTGATGAGGCCATCGACACCCACATGGACAAGCGTTCGCGAGCCCTGGGCTTCCTCTGGAAGCGGGGTGATGCACCGTCGCAGTCCGAAGACTTCGCCATCGGCACCGCACGGGCAGCAGTCCAGCGTGATGCTGAAATCCTCTACTCCACCGGCGAATACACCGAGGACCGCGCTATCGAGATCGCCGCCGAGAACTACTCGTCCACGGTGCCCCACTTCCGGGGATCGTACATCGTGGGCCTTGAGCAGTACCCGAGGCACGAGCGTTGGCAGGACGGTCTCAACAGCATCATGGGCAAGTTCGAGGAGCAGTTCCTCCCGTCCGACGATGATGAACAGGAGGCTACCGTCCGTCACTACGGCGGCGGCACCTTGGTCGTCACCGACATGGATGGGCAGGTTCTCCTCAACGAGAACGGACAGGCCATGACCACCGACATCAACGAAGTGAACCAGGAAGCCGCACGGCTTATCCGGGAGGGCGACAGCGAAGCCATTCGCGATGCTACCGACCGGCAGCGCCGCCGACAGCGCCAGCAGCCCTCACGGGAGGACGACGGAAGGCCCGACGCCTTCACCCCGTCCGTCAGGCCGCAACAGACGCGGCGCGGTATCCACCAGCAACGATAGGAAAACATGAGCCAATCAAGAGAACTGCGTGACGCCATTCTGGAGGTCTCGCAAGAGAACAGTTGGGACCCCGAGGACATTGCCACGGTGATGTCCTACGAAACAGCCGGGACGTTTGACCCCTGGCAACCCGGCCCCCGCACACAGTGGGGCCAGCACCGGGGACTGATCCAGTGGGGCGAGCCCCAGGCGGAGAAGTACGGTGTCAGCCAGGACACCCCTGTTCGAGATCAGGTCCGAGCGGCGGGGCAGTATCTCCTGGACAACGGCGTGGAACCCGGCGACGGCATCCTCCGCATCTACGCGGCGATCAATGCCGGTGACGCCAACAAGTTCAACGCTTCTGACGAAGACAATGGCGGCGCTCCAGGCACCGTGCGCGACAAGGTGAACTTCCAGATGGATGAACACCGGGAGAACGCACGGGCGCTCCTGGGCGACACCTCCACAGGCACCGTGTCGCACCCAGGCGGGGCTGACGCCGAGCCGCTCGAACAGCAGCGACCCATTCCACAGTTCGAGGGCGGGGAGGGCACCTCTCTCCACCGCCAGAACCGCATGGAGCCGATGACCTTCGAGCCTATGACGGCTGACGAGATGCCGGATCGCAAGGACGACCCCGGCTCGATCCAGTTGTGGAAGGACGCCTTCACCACGCAGAGCACCATCGCGGCCATCAACCGGCACCGCCCAGAGATGACCTTGGACCCCGAGTTCGAGCTTACCGAGGGCAAGGTCCAGGAACTCCTTGGTGACGACCTGGACCCACAGCGATACGCCGAGTGGTTCTCCAGGGCACGCTCCGAGGAGCACGCCCGGTCCATCCGCGAAGCTGCCCTCAAGAATGAGGAACGCGAGACGCGCCTTGCCGAGGCTGGCTGGAGCGGCGCTGCCCGTCGTATGGCGGCAGAGTTGCTCGACCCGGTTGCCCTGGGTGCCGAAGCTCTGACCCTCGGTGCCGCAGCCCCGTTCATTCGGACGGCCTCGGCCTCCCGCGCCGTGCGCGCCGGTCACTCCGCCCTCCTGGGTGGCACGGCTGGCGTAGCCGGTACGGCAGCAACGGTCCCCATCGTCCCCGAGCGGGATGGCTGGGACGTGCTGGCCGGTGGCGTCTTCGGCGCTGGCTTTGGTGCCGCAGTGGGCGCGCTCACCCGCAACCCTGCGATGCAGGACGTTGGGGCAGAGATGTCCCGGATGCAGCGTACCCTACTGGACAACATGGACAGCCCCGGAAGCACCGTGGGCGCGGCCCGCACACCGGCTATGGAGCGCCTCTTGAACGAGGAGCTTGCGCAGATCGGTGACAGCGAGGTCCCCAAGGCAATGTGGGGCAATCTCCGCTTCGACAACATGGGCATCATCATGCGTTCCAAGAACCCCGTTACGAGGCTCCTGGGACAGCCACTCGCCAAGGACGCGGCCACACCCGGCCCGATGACGGCCAGTGAGGACACGCTCCGCTTCTTCGACGCCTGGACCGGCGACTACTTCCGGTCCTGGACGCCAGCGCAGAGGGCCTTCCTAGAGGACGCCAACATCAAGCCCTGGCAGTACCGGAAGAAGCGGGAGGCCACCACCGAGTTCCACGAGGAGATCGGCCGGTACGTCCGCGACGAGAACCCGGCAGACGGTCGGTACAGCCCACACGTCATGAAGGTCGGGAACAAGATCAGGTCTCTCCAGGACCATATCCGCAAGATCGCCCAGAACCCCCGCATGATGGAGGGGCTGGACGCACGCGCGGTGGCTGGGTTCGAGGAGCTTGCCGACAACCCGAACTACATGATGAGGGTCTTCGACAGCAACAAGGTCCATACCGCCCGCAACGTGTACGGCGACGAGGGTCTCCAGGAGGCCGTGTTCGCTGGCATGAGGGCGGCACGCCCTGATGTTGAAGAGGTAATCCAGCGCAAGGCCGCAGCGGGTTTCGCCCGTGCGATCACCAACAACTCCATCGGCCTCCACCACCTGGAGGGCATGGCCGCGAACCGGCTTTCCTCCAACGACATCGAAGACATCGCTGACATCCTCCGCACCTACGGCGGCATGTCGGAGAACGAGGCAGCTTCCATTCTCTCCTCCTACAGCAAGAAGACCGACACGGGGCGCACCGCAAGGGGCCGCTCCAGGGTCCTCATGAAGGAGAACACCGAGGTGTCTCTCCGCAGGAGGGACGGCACGGGCGTGGACAAGGTGACGCTCCAGGACCTCCTCCTGGTCAACGACGCAAACTACCTCTTCGGGCGCTACGCGCGCCAGATGGCCGGTAGGATCGCGATGGCCCGCTACAGGGTGGAAGACCCCAGGACGAAGGAGGTCCTCGTTGACGGCATCACCAACGATGCAGAGTTCACCTCCAACGTGCTCAACCCGATCCTCAAGTCCGCAGCGGACAGGGGATTGAGTGACCGCGTGGCGCAGAGCGAGGCCGACCGCATGGCCTTCATGTATAACTGGATCGTCGGACGGCCCACGCACCGCATGGACAACAGCCAGTGGGGTGACTTCCTCCGCGTGATGGAGAAGTTCAACTACAACCGCATCATGAACCAAGCTGGCTTCGCCCAGATACCGGACTTGGCTGGCATCATGGGGGCTTCCGGCTGGAAGGCAATGCTTTCCCAGATGCCCGCAATGCGCCGCGCCGTGGACGAGGCTGGCGACTGGTCCCTCCAGAACGGTCTCGCAAGGGACCTCGAAGAGGGTATCGCCGTTGGCTTGGACCGGCTCACGCGCAACGACTACATGCGCATGGACGACATGAGCGGGAGCCCGTTCAACACCGACCGTGGCAGCAAGATGAACGACGCCGAGAACGTCCTCAACTCGTGGTCCAGAATGACTTCGGACCTGTCGGGGATGAACGTGGTGAACGTCGGAATGCAGCGATGGATGGCCAACTCTATGGTCCAGCGGTTCGTTGACATGGCCAATGGCGGCAGGAGGCTAACCGAGCGCCGCCTTCGGAGCTACGGTATCAGCGAGGAGATGACACAGCGCATCTTCCGACAACTCCGCGACCCCGACAACGTGACCACCGAGAAGGGCGTCCTGACCGGCAACAAGGTCAAGAGGATGCACTTCGAGAGGTGGCAGGACCCCGAGGCCCGAGAGGCTTTCAAGTCCGCGATCTACCGCGCGACCAGACAGGCCGTGCAGCAGAACGACATCGGCATGGTTGCCCAGTGGATGAGCCACCCGATGGGACGCATCTTCATGCAGTTCCGAAGCTTCATCTTCGGTGCCTTCACCAACAACCTGATGCACAACGTCCACCTTGCGAAGGGTGGCGACATCGGGGCCATGACGTTCTTCCTCTTCTCCTCCATGCTGGGTGGTCTTTCCTACGCAGTGCGGACGAAGATCGCCGCGATTGGCCGGGAGGATGCCGACGAGTACCTCGAAGAGAGGCTCGATCCGATGACCGTTGGCCTCGCCTCGTTCGAGAGGTCGGGCTATTCGTCTGTCCTTCCGATGCTCTTTGACACCACCATCCTGGGCAGAGGGACAGGTCAGAACTGGTTCGACTTCCGTACCACGGGACAGGCCACAGACCTCATCTTCGGCAACCCGACCGCAGACGCAGCACAGAGCGCAGTCAACTTCCTGGATGCGATTGCCCACCCCCTGTTGAACGAACGGGGGATGACCAAGCAGGAAATCCAGAGCCTCTTCCGCGTCCTACCATTCTCCAACGCCATCCCGATGGTCATGCTCATGAACACCCTCGCACGAGGGCGCGATGAGAGACCCCCGAGCGATGACTTCGAGGATGTCCAGGCGCTGGACGAGTAGACGCACACCCCGAGAGCCTCGCCCGATCCAGGGCGGGGCCTCCAATGAATAAGGAAACATGAGCAGCACCTATGAACTGTACCTCGGTGACGGGGAACAGACCGACTTCTCAATCCCGTTCTCGTTCCTAAGCGAGGACTACATCGTTGTCTCCGTAGACGGCGATGAGGTGGCCTTCGAGTTCATCCAGCCGAACACGGCCAGGGTCTCACCGGCACCAGACGACGGGGCACAGGTCAGGGTCTTCCGGCGCACCGAGCGCGACACCCTGATCGCAGAAATCCCCTCCGCAGGAGCCATCCGAGGCTCCGACATCAACCTCCAGTCCCGACAGGCCCTCGACGTTACATCCGAGGCGTTCGACGCGCTCGACGCCACGCTGGCAGAGGACACCGATGGAAACCTCGACGCCACCGATCGGCGCATCGTGAACGTCGCTGATCCTATTGACGATGAAGACGTGGTGACCCGCCAATGGGCCGAGACGGCGATGTCGTCCGAGCTTGCCCAAGCGATCACAGCCAGGACCGGCGCAGAGATTGCCGAGAGCGAGGCCGAGGACACCGCAGACCTCGTGAATGCCTACCGCAGTGACGTGTACGGATGGCGTGAGGACACCGAGGAAGCACGAGCCACCACCCTCAACTACCGGAACACCACCGAGGGCTTCCGCGACGATACCCTCCAGGCCCGTGATGACACCTACGACGCACGGGACGAGGCACAGTCTGCCCGAGACACCACCAACGGCTACCGTCTCAACGCGCAGAACAGCATGGACACCGCAGCCGAGCATCGAGACGACGCTGGCGACTTCCGAGACGAAGCGGAGGCGTTCCGAAACACGACGCTGACATACCGCAATCAGGCGGAGGGCTTCCGCGACGAGGCCCAGACCGCAGCCCAGGCACTCGGCGCTGTCGAGATCAACGGCTCGGGCGAGGTGGTCTTCACGGTCAACGGCACAGCGGTCGCCAAGATCGACGCATCGGGGAACTTCCTCGTGGCGGGCGACATCGGCGTCCAGCAGAACATCTAAGGAGAAACGAATGGCAATTCCGAGTTCCGGCCCCATGTGGCTTTCGGAGGTCATGGATGAGTATGGGGCTTCCGGCCCGACGATGCTCACCGACCTCTACCGTGGGGCCGGGATCATCAAGGATAACGCACCCAACAACCAGGGCACCAACCACGCCGAGAGCGTCCCCACGAGCGGCCCACTGTCCATGTCGGACTTCTACGGGACCGAGCCGAAGTTCAGCTATCAAATTGGCGGGACCTGGAGCGATACTCTCAACGTCCTGTCTATGGCTGGTGACGACGCCATCTCCGACTGGACCCGCGAGGTCGAACTGACCTCCAGCTTCTTCATGGCGTATGACGGGTTCGGTGCCATCAGGGTCCCATCGGACGCCCAGGGCGTTCGCATCATCAACCGTGGCGACGTTCGCGCCGATGACGGGACGCTGTACCTCCAGCCCAACTCCGAGGCCACCGTTGAGAACCTCGGCGCGATCCGCGCTGCCGGGGGCGACGGCGGTACGGGAGGCACAGGGGGCCAAGGCGGTCCCGGCTGGGCGGACACGTCGTACACCGAGCGACAGCCTGAAAGCGGCTTTGAGTATACCGGCACAGAGCCCCTCTACGTCTACATGCTCCACGGCAGCGGATCGACATACGCCCACTGGGGCGATCCCTCCGGCTCACCGAGCCAGACCTACCCGAGCCACACCGACAGCTTCACCGGCACAGACGGCTGGACCTATTTCAGCGGCCCGCTGGTATCCGGCAACCTCTACGAGATCGCCCGCGATAGGTTCGTTGAGGATGGCTACGAGACGACCGGGGGCGACGGCGGTGCGGGCGGCTCTGGGGGCACCGGGCGATCAGTCGGAGTGAACCGTACCGATGGCTCCCCAGGGTCCGCAGGGTCCCCTGGTGGTGAGGAAGCTGGCGCTGGTGGCACTGGCGGCACGGGCGGCGATGGTGGCGACTGGGGTGAACCCGGTGGCGACGGCGAGACCGGCAGCACAGGCGCATCGGGAAGCGAAGGCTCTGGCTCCGCAGGATCAGCAGGGTCCGCAGGGTCCGACCCGAACTGGGCCATCTGGCTGGCTGATGGTGCCTCCATCACCTTCTCGACCGAAGGAACAATTCAAGGACGAAGGAACGACTAATGACACTCAACAAGCAATGGCGTGTGGTGAAGGCCCACGCCGACCCCTCCGAAGATGACCTCGTGGTTCTCGTGGAGTGGTCAATCGAGTTCACCGACGAGGAGAACTTCCCCGGCGTCACGACGCTTCACGGTGGGAAGTCCCCCGTGGACAAAGATGCTAACATCCACCTCGGCGATGATGGCCTGGAGGACGACCTCCTACAGTACGTCCAGGATTATATTGACCCCCTGATGTCGAGGCTGGAGCAGCACCACACCGAGATGCTGGAGGCGCGCTACAACGAGAAGCGTGCGTCCCACTCCGAGGACCTTCGGGACCTGGAGTCGCGGCGAGAGGTGATGTCCCCGCTGTCCCCCCGGCAGGTGCGACTTGCCCTGGCCTCCATCGAGATCACCGAGGGCGACGTGGACGATGCCCTGGACGACAACCCCGAGGGGCAGATCGAGTGGAAGCACGCCACGCAATTTGAACGGAACCACCCGCTGGTCCTCTCCCTGGCCGACGAGTTCGAGCTTCCCGCCGAGCAGGTCGATGACCTCTGGGAGTGGGCAGCGGACCTATAAGAAGAACAAGAAGAATGGAGACATGACCGACGAAACACCAAACGTCCCCCAGAGCCAGTACGAGCTATCCGCGTCCCTTATGAGGATCGAGGGTAAGCAGGACTTGATGCTCTGGAGGATCGACCAACAGGCCCTCAAACAGGCAGACCTCGAAAAGGAGGTCAACGATACCAAGGAGCGCGTCGTTCGCGTCGAGCACAAGGTCAATCGTTACGCCGCCTGGGTGGCCGGTGCGGTAGCCGCAGTGGGTGCCGTATGGATGCTCTTTCAGGAGGGCATCCGAGAGGCAGTAGGGAACCTCTGGAATGGCTAAGAAGACCACCGAGAAAACCCTAGACACCCTATTCGACGCCTTCGTGGATGCTCTCAAGGAGCGCCTGGACGATGGCGAAGCTACCGCAGCCGACCTCAATGTCGTGCGCCAGTTCCTCAAGGACAACGGCGTGGACTTCGTGCCCGAGGGCGACAGCAATGAGGAGCGCGAGAAACTCGCAGACCTCCTGCCGTTCAAGTCGGACGACGCTGCCGCAGCCTAAATCGGCCACAGGAGCCCGTCAGCGGCTCCCAACGCCTCCTCAAGTGTAACCAATCGTCAGAACCCCCTGGCGCGCGCTCTGCCCCCATAGGTGAGCCGCGCTGGGGGGTTTCTGCGTTTTAAGGGGACCCCCCTATCACCAAGCAACAACTACAGTCGAGTACGAGCCACACCCAAGTCAAAGACCCGCTCCTCGACTTCCGCAATTTCCTATGGCTGGTCTGGAACCATCTGGCTCTACCAGAGCCGACCCCAGTCCAGTACGACATGGCGCAGTTCCTACAGCATGGACCGCGCCGCCTCATCATTGAGGCATTCCGAGGCGTAGGGAAATCCTGGATCACCGTCGCATTCGTGGTCTGGCTTCTCTACTGCGATCCACAGACACGCATCATGGTCGTGTCGGCATCCAAGAGCCGCGCCGACAACTTCTCGACCTTCGCACTACGGCTCATCTACGAAATCCCCCAGCTACGCCACCTGGTGCCCAGGGGAGATCAGCGGACCTCGAAGATCGCTTTCGACGTGGGACCGGCCAGGGCCGACGACAGCCCCTCGGTCAAGTCCGTTGGGATCACCGGGCAGATCACCGGCTCGCGCGCCAACGTGATCGTAGCCGATGACATTGAGGTGGTCAGCAACTCCGCCACCAACACCATGCGGGAGCACATCCTGGAACTCGTCAAGGAGTTCGACGCCGTGCTCAAGCCGGGTGGCCGAGTGATCTACCTCGGGACGCCCCAGACGGAGCAGTCCCTCTACAACACCCTACCTCAACGCGGCTACGTCCTCCGCATCTGGCCCGCCCTGTATCCCGACGAGGATCAGGTGGGGAAGTACGGCACCCGCCTAGCCCCCAAGATCGCCCAGGAGCTACAGGACGATCCCAGCCTAGTGGGCAAGCCTACGGACCCCAAGCGGTTCGGCCTGGAGGACCTGGAGGAGCGCAAGCTCTCCTACGGTCGCACAGGGTTCGCCCTCCAGTTCATGCTCGACACGAGCCTATCGGACGCCGACCGACACCCGCTCCGCATCTCCGACCTCGTGGTCATGGACACCAACCCCAAGAAGGCTCCGACCGATGTCATCTGGGCATCCAGCCCCGACCTCACCATCGAGAACCTCCCCAACGTGGGGCTCGACGGAGACCGTTACTACCGGCCCATGTCGGTGGAGAACGAGTGGACAGAGTATACCGGGGCCATCATGGCCATTGACCCTGCCGGTCGAGGCTCTGACGAGACGGCCTACGTCGTCCTCAAGATGCTCCACGGGAGGCTCTACCTGACCGCCGCTGGCGGCATCAAGGGCGGCTACTCCGAGGACACCCTCGTGAAGCTCATGAAGATCGCAGAGCGCGAGGAGGTGAAGAAGGTGATTGTCGAGCCGAACTTCGGTGACGGCATGTTCGCCCAGCTTCTCCGCGCGGTCAGCTACAAGGTCTACCGAGTGGCTATCGAGGACAGCAAGTGGTCCCGGCAGCAGAAGGAGGCCAGGATCATCGACACCCTGGAGCCCGTGCTCAACGCCCACAGGCTCATCGTGAGCCCCAGCGTGATCGAGCAGGACTTCCGCAGCACCGAGGAGTATCCGACCGAGGAGCAGAACCGCTACCGCCTGTTCTACCAGATGACCAGGGTCACCAGGGAGCGCGGCTCGCTCGCCAAGGATGACCGCCTGGACGCCCTGGCTATGGGAGTGGGCTACTGGCTCGACTACCTGTCCAGGGACACCACCAAGGCCAAGTCGGACTACGAGGACCGCCAACTCAAGGAGGAACTCAAGCGGTGGAAGCGCAGCACGCACACCCTGGGAACTCCCGGTGGTGAACGACCGGCCCGACCGAAGCGGCGTGGTGGCTGGATGGGCAAGAACAGAGCCCTCCGCAGCCGGAAATCCCGTCGCTAAAAACCCTTTGAGATCAGTGGGATAAATTACTCACCACTATATAGAGGGAGCCTCTAAAGGTTAGGGGGTCTTAGGGGGTATCTCCTAGAGAGCTACAATGACCTCCCTGGGCTACCATTGTGTGGCTCTAGGGGGCTAGTGGGCCTCTGGGGTAGGGGATAGCACCTACCATGTAGGTATCCCCCCTCTACAGGGCCTCCCCCTGCCTCTCTGTATTCCCCAGGGCCTCTGCCGGTGATCCCGGTGGGGGCCGCTGTGGGAGCATCCCCGGATGTTTGACAGAAATTTGTGAGTGACCCCCTCGGAGAAGATGAACGCGCGGTTCCCCCGGTGGCCCCCCCCGGCTGGCTCAGGGTGGCAAGGGGGGCCGATCTGCTGGCCGCATGGGGCCAATTCCCACACATTCCGCCACATCTTGCGCTAACCCATTGAAAACACTGGGCTAACACGGGATATGCTGTCCCATTGGCGCATGATCTGGCCACGAGGAGAGCCACGAGGAGGAGCGCGGGGCCACATGGTCAGCCGTCTGTCTGGAGACTGGTGTTTTTTCCTATGAACAATCCATGCCTATCCGTTCAACGATTGTGAACATGGCAGCAGTGCTGACCTATTCCCGGCGTGGCTCACTGGGAAGCACTGGGGGAAGCACTGGGGGAAGCACGAGGAGCACGAGCACGAGACCGGCAAGCGATAGGGCAGGGCAGGGCAGGGCAGGGGGCAAATCACCTAGTCGCACTATGCGCCACACAAGGCCAGCACGGGCCAAATCACCATGCCAACGCTAGACCATTCCACACAATGCAGCATTCGGCACATCATTTTTATCCCAATGAAAACAACGGCTTATCACTTTCTTCCCAAAAAATCGCTACACTGGGATTGACCATTGCGCTTAGCGTGACCTATGTTCGGTTCAACATCGCAACACGGCAAGCCAGCCAACGAGGTTCTCGGGGCACCAAGGCAAGCCAAGCGATAGCAGAACGAGCCGCCAAGGTGGCCGCAAAAGCAAGAGACCGGCAAGGTCCAGTTCTTTGAAAATCGAATATGTACCGACGAAAGCGCGCAATGCGTCCCTGTGAAGGACAAGCGGGCGAAGTCAATCGGAAGCCATAGACCGGCCTTGGTAACGGTCACTGGGGGAAGATTGAGCCGCAAGTGAAACAGGGAAGACCGCAAAGCTCGAAATAGTCGGCCCGTCTAGACCTAGATGGCGGGAGCTACCGTGTAGCGTTGACAATCAATCTGGGCAGAATGCCAAAGGCGGTTTGCGGTCTACAGACATTCCGTAAGTTCGCCTTTTGGGCATTCCAAAGGAGCCTCGCTAGGGGCTCTTTTGGTTAGCTCAAAATGAGGTTCATCATGACCATTCATTCCGAGTTTTGGCGGGAACGTCAAAGGCTAGGGGCCAGTCTAGTTGTGCTGGCAACCGGCGCTCAATTCGTCACTTGGCAACAAAAGCGGGATAGCAACCGCAAGCGTTGTTACAAGTGGGAATGGGAAGACTTGCGCCCTGTCTCTAACGTCTTCAAGACGCGACAGGCGGCAAAAGGTTATGCGCGGCTCTGCGCCAAGATAGCCATTCGGCGTCTGGTGGAGACCGGCAAGGCCAATGAGAAGCAAGCCGAAATTATGCGCAAGAGCTTCAAGGCTGCATTCACGAAGGAGCGGATCAACCATTGCAACGCAAATCTGGTCGGCTGCTACTTCGCAGAATGGGGCTGGACTGACGTTATCATAGCGCACGAAGTGGCCCACTGGGCCGATAGCTGGGATCAAAAGCTATCCCGTGCGGGACAACCCCACGAAGGACACGGCCCGCATTGGCGCGGTTGGTTTGTCCATCTTCTTTCAAACGCTGGCATGGCCAATTTCGAGACGCGCGGTTGCATCTCTGCCCTAATGCTGAATGGGCTGGAGTCGCGCCGTTTGCGTTATGTCATGCCCTAATCGTTCCACTATGGGAGAGATTACACTATGACTTACGAACAAGCTGTAACGAGCCGTGTGGGGTTCCGCGCGGCTCTCAATGAATTGGCCGCTCATGGCCTCTACCGCTGCGAGTTTGCCCAGTGCGAAGACACGGGAAACATCGTGGAAAAGGCGACAGGTGAGACCGTCGCAAAGCTCCGCAAGGGCGGCTATTCAGGCCGCGAATTGCTGGGCTGGCTTGGTTACTAGGGCGTTCGCTTGAACGCTCACAAGAGAGGAGATTGACTAATGGGCAACCCTATTCCGCCGCATACGCCGCTTGTCCTTCCCAATGGTGAAGGCAATCCGCCCCTGATCCTGAATGCCGACAATCGGCGGCACAGGGCGGTCGCCTTTATCTGGCAAGCCGTGACCGCAGCCGCTGGCCTTGGCTTGGTCGCTCTGTCTGTCGCTTTGGCCTAATCGTTACACTAGAGGAGAAACCCACATGAACGCACCTATCCGATTTAACAAGCCCTGCGCCGCAATCCTCGCTGCCGAGCAGATCATCTTTTGTGTAGGTCAGGAGGAGGAGCGCATCGCGCGCTTCCATGAATATGCGGATGTCCTGGACATTCCGATCAAGCCGCTGGTCGGCTCCTACAAGGGGCAGGAGGAGCATTCCTTCCTGATCGACGCGGCCTATTATCCGCACATCGCCGCATGGATTAAGGACGAGGAAAGCATCCTCCTCCTCGGCCATCGCCTCCGCAAGAATGGGGCGACCCGCAAGGCGTCCCTCTACTTTGTCGACAGCGGCGAAACGGTCCCTCTGGGAGCCTTTGGCGGCGTAGATCGCGACACGGCTCTGGCCAGTGACGCATGGACCCACGACCCGCAGAACGGCGGCTATTTCCTCGCAGCCTAGTGAGTTCAACAGGCGGCTCTACGGAGCCGCTCATTGAGTTCACCGCGCAATGAGAAAGGAGCAAGCGCAATGGATATTTCAAGCAAACGCTGGCGCATAAGGAGCGCGCCGGGTGGCGGCTACGCCATCACCTGCCGGGACGCGCCGATCCTCTACAAGTGGGTTCGCCAAGTCCCTTCCGTGTCCACCATCGCCACCATGAATGAGGACGCCTTTGACGCATGGTGCGCCCGCGCAATCCGAGAGGAGATCACCAATGGGTAGGAGCGTTTCAACGCCCAGCGGCAACCTGATTGCCGTCTGTTACCGCGACGTGACCGAGATGGGGGACTGCCTGGACTGGCAGGACTTCGTTGACGACGTTCAGCAGTTCGCCATGAGCCTCCGCCCGAGCCTCTATGAGGCTGACGGCTGGGCCGGTCGCGAGGACCGCATCCTCCTCCAGAATGGCCACGTCGAGATCGGCGTGAGCGAGTATTGCGGCCTTGCCGCGATCTGGATGCGGGTTCGCCCTGACATCGACCACGAGGAGATTGCGGCGGCATGGGCGGCACAGTTTGCCCCGGCCTTCGAGCGCGCCTTCGGTGAGTTCCGCAGGATCGGCGCCTTCTCCAATGGTGAGGCCATCTACGAAAGGATCGACACATGAAGACCAGCAGCTACGCGAGGACCGTCGCCAACGCGCTCAATCGGAGCGCCTGTGGAGAGATCACAAGGTGGCTCCGCGAGAACGCCGAACACGCCGACCTCGTGACCGAATACGAGCGCCAGTGCCTCCTGAATGCAGCCGGGGCGCTGGAGGAAATCATCAAGTGGCAGGGAGACTAGGCCATGACCGAACGCTTTGACTATTATGAGATCAGGCCATGTGTGGAACGCGCTGGCCACGTCAAGAGCTTCCTCGGGGAGCCCCAATGGTGCAACAGCCGGGGCTCACACATCCGCACCCCAGAGGCCGCGCTGGAAGCCGCCAAGGCGTATCAGGCCAAGTATGGTGGGAAGCTCTTCTGGACCCTGTACGGGATGGAGGACGGGATCGCTGCCGCGATTGGCGACTTCAAGAGCTTCGACGCTGCCTTCGAGGCCATGAATGCAATCCTCGCGCCACTGGCCGAGGCTCGCGACGCGATACGCGAGTACCAACTGCCTCTGGACGACGGTCGTCTCTGCCTCGGAGGGGTGGCCGATAACCTTGAAGACATCATCCTACAGAGCACGATGGAGGACCGCCTATGACCCGCAAGGACTACGAACTGATCGCCGCCGCTATCCGCGAGGAGGTCAACCTGTGGCGCGACGGATCGGAGAGCCAGCACATGGTCGGGAAGACCGCCAAGGCCATTTCCACCGCGCTCGCCAAGGACAACCCACGCTTCGACCGGGACCGCTTCCTGCGCGCCTGTGGGATCGAGGTTTGACCTAACCCCTACACACAAGGAGTGACTACGCTATGAGTAGAGATATTCGAGGAGACGGACGGCTCGACAGCCGCGAGGTTGAATACCGTATCCATGAACTGGAGGAGATGCTGGACTGTGACGGGATGACCGAGGAGGAGCAAATCGAGCTTTCTGACCTCCGCGACTTCCGATCCGAGGCCGAACCCTACTGCCCCGACTGGCACCACGGGGTGACCTTCATTCGGGAGGACGAGTTCGAGGAGTACGCGAAAGAGCTTCTGTCGGACATCGGGGACATCCCAGAGAACCTCCCCGGTTACATCGTGATCGACTGGGAGGGCACCTCCGACAACATCGCAATGGACTACAGCGAGGCCGAACTGGACGGGATCACATACCTGTTCCGCGCCTCTTGACGTGTCCCTTCTTCTGCACTGGGGGAGCGACTTCTCCCAGTGTAGCGGTGGGAACACCACCCAGTCACCGGCTAGATAGAAAGGAGATCAGCCATGACGCACAAGCTATCCATATGCCTCCCCAACTTCCCCGGCTTCTACCCTAGCTGGCTCGATCAGGAGCTTGACCACCTTGCCGACCGAGAGGTCGAGTGGATGGTCGAGAAGCAGTCCGACCAGACCTATCACCCCGAGCACTACCAGCCCGAGGAGCTTCGCCTAGACGAGGGGGAGTTCCATGAAATCCTGTTCGACGTGGCCGACCATTCGGCCATGCACTTCGCGGTCGCCAAGACCTACGCCGACGCCTTCAACCATTGGTTCGGAGAGTGGTCGGAAGACAGCCTTGGGCCAGACGGTCGGATCGAATTGGGAGCCGAGTATGAGGAGATGACCTCGCCCCGGTTCTACAATTTCGAGACGGATCGACTGTTCATCCTCGTTGAACCAGCGGCGGTCATGCGTCTACTCCAAGTGAACGCCGAGCATGACAGCTTCCTGACGCTCGCCCAGGCAATCCGCGAGCGCCACACCAGCCGCTCGGGCTTCATCTCGCACTACACAAACGCTGTCGAGGAGTGGTTCGAGCGGGACGTGACCGAGTGGGATCACAACGAACTCGGAACGCTCCTCCTCGCCGCCATGCGCTGCATGGGGATCAATCAAGAGGACAACGGGGAGCCATCTGGCGAAGCGTTCATGTGGCTCATGATCGACGGCGACGGCCTGTTCCAAGAGTTTCAGGACGGCGTGGACTGGGACAAGCTCGACCAGAAGGTGAGGGAGCTTCGCGAGGAGAAGGAAGCCGAGGCAAAGGCCGACGATCCTGACTGGGAGCCGCCTTACCGCTGCCCCGAGACCGGCGATCTGTTCGCACCCTTCACCCCGACACCATAGGAGGCACCATGAGCCCCAACGTGACCGACGTGGCCCTCAAGCTGGGCCGCGTCACGGTGACCGGCGTGTTCGCCGCCATAGTCGAGCACGACCGGCGCAAGCCCGACATCAGCAACCGAGTGATCGACCTCCGAGGCTACCGCGAGTGGCATTCCCGCCGCCGCGAACTGACCCGGCACGTCGAGCGCAAGATGACACCCTCGAAAGGAGGATCGACAGCATGAACATTCACGGGACCGAAGAAATCCGCCGCCAGATGTTCCTCGACCAGTTCCACAAGGAGTGGGCCAAGCGGATCGAGGAGCTACGCGGCAGCCCGAGCCTCGCATGGTGGCGCAAGCGCCTAGACGAGACCATTGAGAAGCTGGAGCAGACCTACGAGCGTGACCTCCACATGCTCCGCCTCCTGCGCGACAAGATGGACGAGGACCTGGAGGGCCTCCTCGCTATGGGGGAGGAGATCAGCCATGCCTGACCGCCCCGAGTGGGCCAGCACTACCGCGAACATGAAGCGGGCCGACCTCAAGACCACCGACGAGCATTTCGAGGCTCTCTGGGATGTCGCAGGTAAGGCCCGCTCGACTACCAAGGCCGTCTCGGTCCCCAAGGACGCCCTCATGGCCCTCCTCATGGACCATAGCCGCTTCTACGCCCAGGTCTTCGACCGCTTCCCATCGCGCCAGAAGGTGCCCGCGAAGAAGGCGTAACAGTTAGAAATGAAATGTCAGTTGGACCCCGGTTTAATTAGCGGGCGAGAGACCTATAGGCTCTGACCACCCCGAAAGAACCGGGTCCAACGGCAAGGGAGAAGGACCACCATGAGTGAGAAACTTGTGAACCCCGTAACGGTTTTCAGAGACACAAATCCCGAGGCTTTCGACCTTCTGCCGAGCGGTCCAATCGACCTCCTTCCCGAGGCCATCGTCATGGCAGAGAGGGCCGACAACGACGAAAGGCCCTTCTACTTTAACGGCAATCCCGAAACGGCTCTCTTTCCAGAGGACATTTGCCGTGATGTCCTTGAGAGCCCCATAGACGCGAATTATGTGGCAGGTGGAGACAACTTCGACTACGATAAGGTTCCCTCTTAGGTAGTCGTTGTTGGCTGCGAATGGGGGACCGCCAATGTAGCCAATCCGACCACGAAAAGGGGATGCGTCATGGTTCTATCAGTGAGCAAAAAAATGAGTGGAGAAAGAAGCGTCATAACAGACGCCATCCGAGTGATCGAAGAGTTCCGCAAGATGGACCAGGAGATGCAGATGCAGACTGCAATGATCTTCCTGCTCATCGCGCGAGAGGAAGGCTTACACAGCCGAGACCTCATGCAGCACACCGGGCTGACCAGCGCGTCAGTCTCCCGAAACGTGGCGGCACTCTCAAAGTACCACCGCAAGGGCCGACCGGGACACGACGTGATCGTTGCCCGCGAGGACCCGATAGACCGGCGCAACAAGCAACTGTTCCTGACCGGGAAGGGAAGGGCCGTCATCAACAGCATCATAGAGAGGTTCAAGAATGGGAACTAA